AGATTACAATCTGAATTATTATCTCCTCTAATTATTAGAGTTTTTAATATTATGTTGAGAAATAAATTATTTTTAATGTCTCCTGATATTTTACAATCTCAAGAATTAAATATTGAATATGTATCACCAATAGCACTTGCTCAAAAATCTTCAGAGTTACAAGGTATCATGAGAGGATTAGAATTATTTGGTTCATTAGCTCAAACCATGCCAGTCATGGATTACATTGATGAAAATGGTTTAGTAAAACAAATAATAGATATTTTAGGCTTACCAGCAAAAATAATTAGATCTGATGTTGAAGTACAAGAAATTAGAGAAGAGAGAGCTCAAGAACAACAACAACAACAGTTACAGCAACAACAATTAGCTGAGACACAAATGGCAAAGAACGCTGCACCAATGGCAAAAATAGTTCAAGATGGACAACCACAATAAAGAAATAGAAAAAAAGATAGCTCAACTATCTAAAGATTATAAAATTGTTTTTGGTTCAGATGAAGGACAAAGAGTTTTAGAGGACATCGCTAAACGATGTCATGAGAGTACGACTACTTTCTCAAAAGATAACAGTCATGAGACGGCTTTTTTTGAAGGACAAAGAACAATTTATCTTTTTATAAAAGCAATGATCAAACGTAAATAACAAATAGGATATAAAATGGAAAATCAGACAACTGAGCAACCAGCTCAATCTGAACAATCACAAGCTGTTGTTCAGGAAAATACGTCAACTACTGAGGCAACTACTGAAGAATCAAGCCAGGAAGTAAATTTTAAAGATTTAATTCCTGAAAGTTTCAAAGAAGAAAAATCTTTGAGTAATTTTAATAATATGGAGGACTTTGTAAAAAGTTATCTTCATGCACAAAAATTAATTGGAACGGATAAAATTTCTATTCCAAATAAACACGCAACAGAGGAGGATTGGAATGAGGTATATAAAAAATTGGGTGCACCAGAAAAGCCAGAAGATTATAAATATAACATTAAAGATCAAGACCTGGATCAAGCTCAAGTTTCAGAATTTAATAAAACAGCACATAAATTAGGATTACTTCCTAAACAAGCTGAAGGTTTAATTAAATTTTATAATGAGTTTAATAATAACATTGCTGAGTCTCAAGAAGATCAAGCAGCTCAATCTCAATTAGTAACTGAGACTGAACTTAAAAAAGAGTTCGGTCCACAATTTGCTAAAAGATTAGATCAAGCAAAAAGACTTGCAGTTAATTCTTTAGGTTCTGAATTTTTAGAAAATACTTTTCTTAAAGATGGTTCAAGATTGGGTGATAATTTAAGTGTTATCAAAGCCTTTTCAAATTTAGCAGATAAATTATCTGAAGATGAAATTGTTAAAGGCGAAGGATCTAGTTATTTGACTGCTAACGAAATAGAAAAAGAAATTAATGAACTAACTCAAGAAGGATCTGCTTATTGGAGCAAAACGCATCCTAATCATTCGAAGTCTGTTCAAGAAGTATTCAAGCTAAGAGAAATGCTAAATAGCGAATAAAAATTCTAAGCGACAATCTGAAAAGACCGCCAAGATAAAAGTCTAATTGGAGACTATAAATCTAAAGACGAGATCCGAGCAATCGGAAAATCAAATCGATTAATCAATAATCAACCAAAAGAGGAGGACATTAGAAAATGTCATCACAAATAACAACGGCTATGGTTCAGCAATATTCGAACAATGTTGCTATGCTAAGCCAACAAAAAGGATCTCTTCTTCGTGGTGCTGTGGATACAGAAAGTGTAGTAGGAAAAAACTCATTTTTTGACCAAGTGGGAGTAGCGACAGCTCAGAAAAGAGTAACTAGACATTCTGACACTCCGCAAATGGACACGCCACACTCAAGACGAAGAGTATCTTTGGTAGATTATGAGTACGCTGATTTAATCGACAATCAAGATAAAATCAGAACTCTGATCGATCCAACATCATCATACGCACTTGCTGCTGCTTACGCATTAGGAAGAGCTCAAGATGATGAAATAATTGCTGCAATTTCTGGCACAGCTTACACAGGAGAGACTGGCTCAACAGCTACACCTCTTGGTGCAGGTCAAGCCATTACAGAAAGCGGCACAGCTGGATTAACAATCGCCAAACTAAGATCTGCAAAAGAGATTTTAGACCTTGGAAATGTTGATCCTTCAATCGCTAGATATATCGCAGTTTCTCCAAAACAGATCACAGATTTGTTAGGAACAACTGAAGTGACATCTAGTGACTATAACACAGTAAAATCTTTAGCGAATGGAGAAGTAAATTCATTCCTAGGTTTTAACTTTATCGTAGTAAACAGACTGGCTCTTGCCTCATCTAAAAGACTATGCTTAGCATGGGCGATGGATGGAGTGAAGTTAGCTCTAGGTCAAGACATCACAACAAGAATTGATGAAAGATCTGATAAAGGATACGCAACTCAAGTGTATGTGTGTCAATCAATCGGTGCAACTAGAATGGAAGAATCCAAAGTTGTATCAATACAAGCTCACGAAGCTTAATCAAAAGGAGATAAAATAAAATGGCAAGTGTAAAAGGTGTAAACCTAACAAACATGGATGCTACTCCTGTGGTAAAAGTGAGTAGCGAAAATGCTGGTGGAAAGTTAAGAGTGTTTCACGACACTTATGAAGCTTCTTCATTGGCAGCTGGATCTGACATAACGATCGCTAGAATACCAATCAATGCAACGATACATGATGTAATCATTAAAGCTGATGCTTTAGCTGGTTCATCTACGTTGACAGTTGGTGATTCTGGAGACGCTGACAGATTCTTAGGAATAGTAGGAACGTGGAATGTCGCTGGACAATCTCAGTCAATGTTGGCTGGAAGTTCAACTGGTGCTCCAACTCCTCCTGTTACAGGTCTTGGCTATAGAACGACTGCCGAAACGGATATTTTGATAACTACTGGTGCAGCAGCTATCAGTAATACAATTTATTCTTGGGTAATCTACTCTGTAGAATAATCAAACCAAATAACTTGGCGGAGAAATCCGCCAGGTAATTCTAATCACAAAATTTAAAATGTTTAAAAGTTTTTACATCATAGGTGTAATTTGTTCACCTTTTTTTGAATGTATGGAATTTATTCCAAACAATAATCCAAAATATAATACGGAAAAAAAATGTATGGTAGATGCTGATAAATTTAAAAAAGAACTTTCAGATAGATTTGTTTTAATCGGCATACCTCACATAATAGAAATTAAATGTATAAGGAATAAAAAATGGCAAGCGTAGTAGATATATGTAATTCAGGTTTAAACCTATTAGGTGCATCAACAATAAGTGCATTAACTGATGATAGTAAAAATGCTAGATTGTGTAATCAAAGATATGAACCAGTAAGAAATAGAGTTTTTCGTGGTCATGCTTGGAATTGCTTACATAAAAGAGTTCAATTAGCTCAAAACAGTACAGCTCCTATTATTGAATACAGTTATGCTTACGCATTACCTAGTGATTGTTTAAGAGTATTAAAAATTCACAACGGAACAACAGACAGTATTGCAGCAGCTTTAGATTATAAATTAGAAGGCAGAAATATTGTAACAGATGAAGGAACTGTTTATTTAATTTATATAGCTTTAGATACTGATCCAAATAATTACGATACTTACCTTCAAGAAAGTATTTCACATCAATTAGCAGCAGACATTGCTTATGCTGTAACCAACAATGCTACTCTTGCTAAAAATTATATGGAGAGAGCAGATGAAAGGCTAAGAGAAGCAAGATTTGTAGATGCTACAGAAAATAGTTTAGGAACTATAGAAAGTTCTGAATTTACAGATGCAAGACTATAATAATAATGACGACAGCAGCTTTTGATCCAAGAAATTTAGAAAAATATTCAGAACCAAAATCATTACTTCATTTTCAATGGGGGGATGAAACAAAAGTTTATAGATACGCATTAGTCGAAATTATTAATGAACTTGACATTGACGCAACTACTAAATGCAAAAAAGAAGAACAAGGTTTAACTCAACAACAAATTTTTAAAAAAATATGCCAAGAACAACATTAGCCTTAACCTCTTTTGTATCTGGAGAATTTTCTCCTAAAATGGATGGCAGAACAGATTTTGATAAGTATAACTCTGGAGCAAAAACTTTAGAAAATTTTTTAATTCATCCTCAAGGATCTGCTACTAGAAGAGTCGGTACTCAATATATTGCTGAAGTTAAAACATCTTCTTTAAAAACAAGATTAATACCTTTTGAATTTTCAACAACTCAAACTTATATTTTAGAATTTGGAAATACTTACATAAGATTTTATAAAGACAAAGGACAAATAATATCTGGTGCTTCACCTTACGAAATTTCTACTCCATATTTAACAGCAGAATTATTTGAAATAAAATTCGCTCAATCAGCGGATGTTATGTATATCACTCATCCAAATCATGAAGTGATGAAATTATCAAGAACTGGTCATACAGCCTGGACATTATCTGAAGTAGAATTTACTAATGGACCTTATCTTGCAGTCAATACTACAACAACAACTTTAACTCCAGCTTCTGCTGGTGTTGCTACTGGTGTTAATATAACTGCTTCTGCAATTACAGGAATAAATAGTGGTACTGGATTTCAAACTACCGATGTTGGAAGAATAATTGCTTTTAATAGTGGTATAGCAAAAATAACTGCCAGAACAAATACAACAGTTGTTGTTTGCACAATTACTACAGCTTTTACTAATACAGATGCTACAGTTGGATTTTATCTTGGAGCATTTTCAGATACGACAGGACATCCATCTAGCGTTTCTTTCTTTGAACAAAGATTAGTTTTTGCTGGAACAATATCTGAACCACAAACTTTATTTTTTTCTAAAGCTGGAGATTATGAAAATATGACCTCTGGTACTAATCCTAACGACGCAATGATTTATACGATTGCATCTAATCAAGTTAATGCCATTAGATATATGAA